ACAGTTAGTTTCTCGTTTTCAAAATCCCACAGAAGTTAGACCTCAAGAAGGTGATTTAATATTCTTTCCTCTTGTTAATGGTTTATTTGAAATTAATTATGTTGAAGATGAAACACCTTTCTATCAACTACAGAACATTCCTACATTTAAACTTTCTTGTCAACAGTTTGAGTACAACAATCAAGAAATTGATACTGGCGTTTCTGAGGTAGACAAGTTTGAGTTAAATTTTGCTATCCGGACACGACTAAACCTAGGAAGTGGTAGTGGTACATTTGCCGTTGGAGAAGATGTTACACAAACTGACAATACGACTACGATCACTGGAGAGGTCGCTACTGTTGGAACTAACTATATCGACGTTATTAATCAAAGGGCAACTGACAATAGTAATAAGGGATTCGTTAAGACCGAAGGAAGTTGGGGGAACGTGATAGGATCAGAAAATACTCCTAATCCTTCTTATCCAATTACAACAATTGATTCTTTTAATACACTTGATGACAATGATCCTTATGCCGACAATAGTGATTTTGAACTAGAAGGTAATTCATTTATAGACTTTACTATTACTAATCCGTTTGGCATGCCAAATATAACTACTTAGCCATATGCTATCAGGAACACACTTTTATAATAAAACTGTCAGAAAAACTGTTGCAGTTTTTGGTACAATATTCAACAACATAAAAATATTAAGACCCGGAGCGACTGAAGAAAAGGTTCCTATTTCTTATGGTCCTAGGAAGAAATTTTTAGCTCGTATTCAATCTGATACATCCGGATCAACAGCTGAAACAATCGCTATTAAACTTCCCAGAATAAGTTTTGAGCTTACTTCTATGGAATACGATAATGAAACTAAACTCAATAAGTTTAACAAGAGAAATATTCCTATAAGTGGAGATAATAAAAACGCGAATATTGTTTATCAATGTGTTCCTTACATTTTAGGCATGCAATTAAACGTTTACGCATTAAATCAAGATGAAGCTCTTCAGATAGTTGAACAAATTCTTCCAACGTTCTCTCCAGAATACACTGTAACAGTAAAAGATTTAGAAGGTGAAGGAACAAAAACAGATGTACCTATTATCCTTACTTCAGTTGGATTTAATGATGACTATGAAGGAGACTTTGAAACTCGAAGAGCAATAGTATATTCATTAGATTTTATAATTAAAGTAAAATTTGCTGGAGGAGTTTCGAAAGAAAGCCTTATTAGAACCGTTGACACATTCTTATTTAATGATGTCAACACCAATCTAAAAACAAATTTACCTTATGGTATTGATAACGTCAGGGTGGAAGTTGGTGCAAACGATTCTCACCCTCTTGATGACAGTGACACGATAACTACAACATACGGTTTTGATCATAATGAATGACGATACAAATAATGAAATTGAAGAAGACAAGTTTGAAATAGCCGAAGTTTCTAAATCTCAGATTGTTAATGACGCTGAGACCGATATCGAGTATTCGAGAGATAAAATGAAATCTCTTATTGATCAATCGTGCGAAGCTATTAATCAAATGATGTGTTTGGCCTCTGAGTCAGAACACCCTAGAGCATTTGAAGTTTTATCTACAATGATAAAACACACTAGCGAAATGACTCAAGATTTAGTTAAGTTGCAAAAGACAAGAAAGGACATTACTCAAGATAAAAATGCTCCTTCTAACAACACTACAAATAATTCTATTTTTGTAGGTTCAACGACTGAATTGCAAAAATTTCTTAAAGGCAAAAAAGAAGATAGCCCAATAGATGTCTGATTTAGTAAATGGCAAGCAGGGTTACATGGGTAATCCTTTAGTGAAAAAAGATGGACTTCAAACTTCATTCTCTAGCGAAGAGGTTGAAGAATATATGAAGTGCATGCATGACCCTATCCATTTTGCAGAAAAATACGTAAAGGTTATATCTCTTGATGAAGGATTAGTGCAATTTAAACCTTATGAGTATCAGAAAAAGATGTTCAAACAGTTTAACGAAAATCGCTTTAATATAGTTCTTGCATGTCGACAATCTGGAAAATCTATTTCATCAGTGATCTACATTTTGTGGTATGTAATTTTCAATTCAGAAAAGACTGTAGCAATTTTAGCAAACAAAGGATCAACTGCTAGAGAAATGTTAAGTCGTATTACTCTTGCACTAGAAAACTTACCTTTCTTTTTGCAGCCAGGATGTAAAGCTCTTAATAAAGGATCAATTGAATTTTCAAATAATTCTAAAATTGTAGCATCTGCAACATCTGGTAGTTCTATTCGAGGATTGTCTGTTAACCTTCTTTTCCTAGACGAGTTTGCGTTTGTTGAAAATGCAAATGAATTTTATACATCTACATATCCTGTTGTTTCTGCTGGTAAAGAAACAAAGGTAATTATTACTTCGACCGCGAATGGTATTGGCAACATTTTTTGTGGATTGTGGGAAGGTGCACAAAAGGGTAAAAACGAATTCACACCTTTTAGAGTTGATTGGTATGACGTTCCAGGCCGGGACGAAGCATGGAAGGCGATGACAATTGCTAATACTTCTGAATTACAGTTTGAACAAGAATTTGGAAATAGTTTTATTGGAACATCAAATACTCTTATTTCATCTAACGCTCTTTTAGGATTGCAGATGCACACGCCTGATAAAAGGTTTAGAGGAGTCAACTATTATGAAGATCCAGAATTAGATCACCAATACATTATAACAGTTGACGTTTCTAAAGGAAGAGGACAAGATTATTCGACATTTACAGTCATAGATGTTACCTTTGGACATTTTAAACAGGTAGCCACGTACAGAGATAATATGATATCGCCGATGATCTTTGGTGATATTATTGTTAAAGTAGGTAAAGAATATAATGAAGCAATGTTGATTATTGAAAATAATGACGCAGGTATGGTTGTTTGTAATGATGTTTACTACGAACACGAATACGAAAATATGTTTGTTGAGTCAAGTGTTCGCAAAAATGGTATTGGTGTTATGATGACGAAAAAAATAAAAAGAATTGGTTGTTCAAACTTAAAAGATTTAATTGAGCTTGGTAAACTATCAGTCATTGACGAAAATACTATTCATGAGCTTTCTACATTTGAAGTTAAGGGTTCTTCTTATGAAGCATCTGCGGGTAATCATGACGATATGGTTATGAATCTCGTTATGTTTGCATGGTTTGTTTCTTCTGAAGCATTCGGCGATATATCAACAGTTGACTTAAAGGAAATGATGTTTAAAGAAAAAATGGAGCAAATAGAAAATGATGTTCCTCCGTTTGGTATTATAACTGACGGGAAAGAATTTGAAAATCACCACGAAGCTCTTATAGAAGAGGTCCGTGCATGGCATGATCTCTAAATAGATTTTAGTATAAATAGAAATATTGAAACAATCTTGTAATGAATAAACTTATTAATAACACATTGAAAGGAAAAAACTAATATGGCATTTCAGGTATCACCCGGAGTAGAAGTCAAGGAAGTAGACTTGACTAATGTGATCCCCGCAGTATCGACATCGATCGGTGCTTTCGCAGGTCACTTCAGCTGGGGCCCTGTAGAAGAAGTTAAGCTAGTTTCCTCTGAAAAGGAACTTGCCGCAGAATATGGAACACCCAATGATACAATTGGTGGTGCTTCATATGATAATTACACTTCTTTTTTACAGGCTTCTAGCTTTTTAAAATACGGAAACGCGCTACGAATTTCTCGGGCATGTTCATCTACAGCTAAAAACGCTGCAGGTGGCCGCTATGGAGAATCAGTAGACGTTATAAAAATTAATAACCAAGAACACTTTAATACACTTGGTGATTTTGGCACAAACGAAGGAGTTGTTCAAGCTCGTTGCCCTGGTAAACAAGGTAACAGTCTTAAGGTTTTCCTTGCTTCAGCAGTTCTTGCACCAACTTCCTCACAAGGTGTAGGAAAGTTTTCAGATTCTTCATACGATGCGCTCGTAAATAGCGTAGCGGGAACAACTGATTGGGCCGCGAAAAATGTAGCTTTAGGATATACTAATACAGACATTGTCGCTAAAGATGAAATTCACGCTGTAGTAGTTGACCAAGACGGTTTGTTTACTGGTGTTCCTGGGACAGTACTTGAAGTATTTGAAGGTCTTTCTTTATACTCAGATGCTACCAAGGATGGCGGAACAAATTACTATAAAACAGTTATTAATAGAGATTCTAAGTATATTTTTATTAACGAAACTGAGTTTAGAAATTCATTTAGATCTGATGTAAGTGGTGTTAGTTACGCGGTGCCAGGAAACGCTTCTTCTGCAGGAAATTTATTTAGTGATTCAGCAGTCGTTGTTGGATCTTCTATTAAAACTATTGGTACTCCTACTGTCTTCAATTTTGATTCACCGAACGATGTTATAGATGGAACATATATCGTATCTTCAGAGGATACGGGTGTTACAAAAACCGGTAGCGGGGTTGGTGCTAAATTCCAAATTGTTATTAGTGGTGCCCGAGAAGGTACTGCAAATGCAGCTGTAACTCTTCTACATGGAGGATTTGGTTTTGCTGCTACTAATATCATCACTATACCTGAATTGCTTATGCGGACAGGCAGTGACTATCAAGGGGCTGACGATAGCCCAGACGCATCTCTTAGGATTACAGTTTCTACAGTTTCGAATGACAATTTGTTCGACTACGAGCTCTATAACGGGACTGATGGAATTAGTGCTCCGGTCGCGGGTGATATTGTTTCTGCTCTTGGTGAGTTTGATAATCCTGAAGAGATTGACATTAGTCTTCTTTTTGCTGAAGGTGTAGATGCTGATTCGTCAATTCACAACGAAATAGTTCGTATCGCAGGCACTGCACGTAAAGATTGTGTTGGGTTTGTGTCGCCAGATATAGTATCTGATAGTACAGCAGAGGTTAAACTCAATCTTGACTATAATAGTTCTTACATTGTACAAGATTCTTCTGCAGTTTATGTATATAATAAGTATAATGATACTTATCGTTACATTCCTGCAAATGGCCACATCGCTGGTCTTTGTGCAAGGACTGATGATACTAACGATCCATGGTTCTCGCCAGCTGGTTATAACCGAGGAAACCTTCTTGGAGTAACTAAGCTTAAGTGGAACCCGAATAAAGCTGAGAGAGACGAACTTTATAAAGCAGGAATTAACCCAATTATTTCTGAACCAGGACAAGGAATTCTCCTTTTCGGTGATAAGACTGCACAGAGTAAACCATCTGCATTTGATCGTATTAATGTTCGCAGATTGTTTATTGTTCTTCAAAAAGCAGTCTCTACAGCATCTAAATTCCAACTCTTTGAGCTGAATGATGAGTTTACAAGAGCGATGTTTAGAAACATGACAGAACCATTCCTCAGGGATGTTAAAGGACGGCGGGGTATTACTGACTTTTTAGTTGTTTGTGACGAAACAAACAACACAGGAGAAGTCATTGATAGTAATAGGTTTGTTGCAGATATTTACATTAAACCTGCTCGCTCAATTAACTTCATTACTCTTAACTTTATTGCTACGAGAACTGGGGTTGAATTCTCTGAAATCGTTGGAACTGGAAACTAATAAATAACAAATAGAAATAAGAATTATGGCAACAGTAGACGATTTTAAAGCAAAGCTTATTGGCGGAGGTGCGAGAGCAAACCTATTTAAGGCTACTCTCACATTCCCTGCCTACGCTGCAGGTGATAGCGAACTTGCACAATTTATGTGTAAAGCGGCTCAACTTCCTGCAAGCGTTGTTGGTCAAATTGATGTCCCATATCGTGGACGTCAAATGAAAATAGCCGGTGATCGTACATACGAAAACTGGTCAGTAACAATTATCAATGATACAGGATTTGAAATCCGAGATGCTATGGAGCGTTGGCAAAATGGCATCGGAACACACGCATCAAATGGTGGTTTAACAAACCCGTCAGATTACCAAACAGATCTTGCTGTTGATCAGCTTGATAAAGAAGGTAACGTAGTTAAAACATATACATTCCGCGGGTCTTGGCCTGTAAATGTATCTTCAATTGATGTAAGTAACGAATCAGCCGATACTATTGAAGAATTCACTGTTGAATTCGCGTATCAGTATTGGGAGTCAAACACTACAAGTTAAAAACAACAAAACTGAGGAGGTCCAAACCCTCCTCAGTTTTTATTATAAATAATATATTATGGCGATAAATTTATTCGGATTTGAAATCAGCAAAAAGATTTCCAAACAACAAGGTGTTGAACCAGTATCACCTATACCTAAGCCTAACGATGAATCTGCATCGACGGTAGCAGTTGGAGGCGGTTATTATGGCCAATACGTGGATCTTTCAAACACTGACACAGTTTCAGACCACGAACTAATCCGCAAATATCGTGAAGCAGCAATGCAGCCTGAATGTGATGCTGCTATTTCTGACATTGTAGATGGAGCTATTGCATCATCTGATGAATCTTCTCCGGTTGATTTATCTATGAGCGATTTAGACTTACCTAACAATGTAAAGAAACAAATAATAAATGAGTTTAACCGAGTATTAAAACTCTATAAATTTAATAGAAATGCCGCAGAATATTTTCGTAATTGGTACGTTGATGGTAAAGTGTACTTTAATGTAATCATTGATCCGAATAATCCTCAAAAAGGTATTGTAGAACTTCGGCCAGTTGAATCAACGCATATCAATAAAGTTAAAGAAGTAAAACAGGAGACTGATAAAAAGACAGGATTAGAATATGAAAAGGTTGTAGATGAATATTACGTTTATTCTCCTGATCTTGGAAATAACGGTGTTGATAAATTAAACGGAATTAAGTTCGCAACAGATGCTATTATTCAAGTCAATTCTGGAATAATGGATCCTGATAAAATTCGAACAGTCGGTCACCTACATAAATCGATGAAGCTTGTTAATCAGCTTCGCTATATGGAAGACTCATTGGTTGTTTATCGTGTTTCACGAGCTCCAGAAAGAAGAATCTTCTACATCGATGTTGGTAACCTTCCTAAAGGTAAGGCTGAAGAATACGTTCAACAGGTCGTTTCACGTTATAGAAATAAGCTTGTATATGATGCGAATACCGGAAATATTAGCGATGATCGGAGACATATGTCAATGCTTGAAGATTTCTATCTTCCTAGACGAGAAGGTGGAAGAGGAACTGAGATTACTACACTTGGCGGTGGAGAAAACTTAGGGCAGATTGAAGATGTACAGTTTTTCCAACGCAAATTATACCGGGCGCTTAATGTTCCTGTTGCGAGGTTGGAACAAGACACAGCATTTAGTGTTGGCCGGGCGAGTGAAGTATCAAGGGAAGAGGTTAAATTCCAGAAGTTT